GCTTCCACGTTTTTTTTACAAGACTGGAATATTTGCAAAGGAATAATGTATCAAAGATATGACAAAATAAACGATATGATTTCATATTCCATGCTCTTATTTTTCATACTTAATCATTTGAATGGAGAGAAAGTGGATGATGATAAGACGAAGAACACGGGTTTGTCGGATATAGAAAAAAAGCTATTAATTGGACTTTTCCTATACCGATTCATAGGAACACTATTTTTTCTAGGAACCAACAACAGGAAGTTCTTGTTTTACTTTCCTAACTTTTTCTTAGAAATTGCACTCGCATTGTTTACAGTACAGTACTTTCCAGATTTACAACCCTATAAAAAAAAGATTTTAACAGCAACCGTAATTACAAAGGTCATTATAGAATATTTTATGCATTTTAATTCAAAAAATTGAAGAGAATTCAGTACACTAAGATACCACTATTCAAATCGCATTCTCTTATCGACATGTTTAAAAACAGAAATCTTAAATTTATACTCCCAGTTCTTTTCGCAATCCTTGCATTTGGTATCAAGGTTGCTAGAGCCGAGGACGATGATGATGACAATATTATTGGCGAAATTGTAACCGATCTCTTGGTTGGAGCACTCGTCGGCACTTGTCAAAGCAATGAAGCTTGTAATAATGTCCTAGGCATCTTTTGCATGTTCTTCCTATTTATAGCTTTAATTATGTGGTGCGCCACCGGATGCGAACCCTGTCAGCCATCCGGGCGAGATTTTCGGCGAGTAGGGACCATGTATGTAGGTAGCCGTCTAACTAGACGATAGTAACTTCATCATAAAAGAAAAAAATAAAAAAGGGCTTTAATTGTACATATGCCTTTTTTTATTTTTTATTTTTATGATGAAGGGGATTCAGGTTTGATGATGTCGCAAAGTTCTCGCTTTTTCTCTTGAACCATTCTACAATAGCTGTCAATAGTAATATGCGCTTCTTTTTTGCAATTAGATTCGCCACAAGAGCAGGTTTTGAAATCCTGCATAACGAATCTGAATACATTGACCTTTTCATCCTGACCAATGCGATGGGCTCTGGCGATAGATTGATCTTCTACGGCCGGATTCCAGTGAGGACTTGTGAAATAAACCTCTTGGAAATGCTGAAGGTTGAGACCTTCGCACGCTGTTTGGATTTGTACTACCAATACATCAGGGCCAAGAAATCCCTTGAGTCGTTCAAATACAAACTCATTCTCTCGCCACTTTTTACAGACGCTAGTAAACTGACGCTTTGTCACAGAATATTCAAGAAAATTTTTTCTTTGGCGTTTTGAAACACGCCCATCAATGTTTCCAACGCTAATACCCTGATTTTTCAGTAAACCACAGAGCAAGTCGATCTCACCACGATAGTGGCAAAAGATGATTTTTCGACGTCCATTGAATTTACGTTTATTGATATGTTTGACAATAGCAGTGGCTTTGCTACATGTTTTGATTCTACCAAGATTAATATCAGGAGGGAGTCTTCCCTGAAGTTGCATTTTATGCACAGCTTTGTGAAGCAAGTGTGGAAATACACAAGTTTGTCTAGCACGCGTCAGCATTGGGAGCGGGTGATTGGTAAGTATGTGAATAATCGCATCAACATTTTCAGCAGAGACGCCACTGAAACTGGCTTTAGAGTGGATTTCTTTAGCTAGTTTCTCTTCTTCGGGAGATGCCCAAGGAACAGTAATTAGCTCTTCTTCAAGCTCAGGTAGTTTTATACCCACGCTTTTTTTGGTCCTACGCAGAAGATGCGTTTTGATGATCTCTTTGATGTTTGCCCGGTTAGCCATGAACGCATTTTTCAACCCAAGGACAGTACACAAAGCAAGAAGATCCGTGTTATTGTTCTGTATAGGCGTGCCTGTGACAAGCCATTTAATATCAGCTTTGATTTTCATAGCACCGCAGAATGCCCGTGTTCCAGTATTACGCACATGATGCGCTTCGTCCATAATAAGACGATGGAATGGAATTGACCATAAAGGACACGCTTGTTTTCTGCCAGTGGAAATCATACCATAAGTGGTAACTATCACACTAGCATTTACAAGTTGTTCAGCATTGAAATCCTTTACTTTCTTGCCGTGGAAGACAAGGGGTGTATGTCCCAAAAACTGCTTGAAAATCGAGATCCACTGATCAAGAAGTGCTGGAGGTAGCACAACTAGGGTGTTTTTTCTTCCGGTTGCGCCTCGAAAGTTGCTAACAATGCATCCAAGCATAAGTATAGTCTTACCAAGACCCATTTCGTCAGCGATAATACCACCTTTGGCTCCACAAGGAGTAGTAGTAGCAAGCTCACGATCCATGCAGAATTGCATACCATCCAGCTGATGGTCCTTGGCGTCAAGTTTGGCTGAATCGAGCCAACTGGTGTAACGGCGTAATGCCTGTTCAGTAGCACCCTCAGGTACTTCATATGTAAAGTTGTTGTTTGCCATAGTAAGTGTCAAATTAGTATGTAAAGTCTAGTTATAGATTGGGGTATGTCTATCACATCATGACAGAAAAAATGTTCAATTTTTTGATTTTTCTGTACTAATGTCATATTGTTCATAAAGATATGGTAGTTATGTAGTCATTATTACGGATGCCATCCTCTCAGACTGAATAATCCCTACCAATGCCTTTATTCGAAATCTGAATTTTGCCGCATTTCTACCTTTATGAATTTGAAATTCTGCTATTGAATTACCGTTATATTTGACAGTACATGATTCATTCCACGTCTCAATGGATTTTGTAAATGTAAATAGGCTTTTATTCCATGTAAAGCCCTCAAAGAATGACCTATGAAACCAGTCAATGCGAAGTTTGCCCAATGACTGAGATGGATTGATCTCAAGTTGGTTCATTTTACATTTATCCAGATAAGCACTAGTTTCACTACCAATAAGAGTACCTAAAGCAGGTGGTTTTTTAATAATTGATCCTGATACGTGGATAATATAGTCGCAGCAGTTCAAATTCTTCAGCATTTCACTACAGACCAGTTCAGGATTTTCTATAAAGTGTGTTTTAATTGCAAGAGCAATATCATCTCCTTTGTTAATGTTGAAGTATTCTACATAACGCTCTTTAGTGGTTTGCCCTATAGTCTGTGGACAGACTTTGTCATCACGATAACTAGATTTTACTGAAGTTGTGCCCGGACCCATCGGTCCATGTTCAGCATGGAAATCCACCTTTGTATTTTTTACTCCAATAGCTTTGTCAAATGTAAAATGCTGAGCCAGCGGCGCAGTAATTGCTTTCATAGGCGCTAGCAAGACCGGATCAATTCTCTCAGGATTAATACCGGAATCTAGTCTATTATTATCAGCAATTGCCTGTTCTACCGTTTGTCCAATGGTTTCATTTGTCCGAGATGTAGACAGCGGTAATCTGAAAGGAAAAGTACTAGATCCAAATCTGTGAACAATATTTGATTGAAGAAGACGCGCCATTTAATTACTATTTTTGAAATAGGTAAATATGAGTTAGGTATACTAGTTTATTGATAGGTAAAAAGAGTTCAATTTTTTACAATCAGTTAAACAAACTATAAGTAATTTAAATATTTTAAATTAATTAATAAATAAATTAAGAATAACTTAATATAATTTCTTATAGATAATGGCAGCTCAAAGAATTACAAAAGAATTGGAAAATTTGAATAAAGATCCTCCTGCAAATTGCAGCGCAGGGCCCGTTGGCGACGATATTTTTCATTGGCAAGCAACGCTAATGGGACCAGGAGAAAGTCCTTTTGAAGGCGGTGTTTTTTTCTTAGATATAAACTTTCCATCAGATTATCCTTATAAGCCACCCCGCGTTACTTTTTCAACCAAGATTTATCACCCAAATATTAATTCAAGCGGAGGCATTTGCCTTGATATCTTAAAAGATCAATGGAGTCCAGCTTTGACAATTTCTAAGGTACTAATTTCTATTTGCTCACTTTTAGATGATCCCAATCCAGACGATCCGCTTGTCCCATCAATTGCTGAATTATATAAAAGAGACAGAGCAGAATATTTTTTGAAAGCTAAAACATATACATTACAGTTTGCATCAGGATTTAACTAATCTAATTCCATCCCATGTATCTGGAATATTAATTTCGGTAATTTGTTCATTAACAAGAGATGAACAATTTGCAGATAAATCAAAGAATTTAATTATAAAATTAGTAATAATTTTGTGAGTAACAATAAGTATATTTTTATCTTTTTTTTTGTATCTATGACAAATATTGTGAAGAAATGAAAAAATTCTGTTTTTAACAATCATATCATTTTCTCGTAATGAGATATTGCTTGAAAAAAGTTTGGGTTTATAATGATAATTAATGCAATCGGAAATGTATGAGTATCCAAAATGATTAGCATAATTTCTACAAATATGAATATCAACGTTCGCGTCTATAGATTTAAACATTGCATCATGAAATGCAGGTTCAATATTCATTTGTTTATTGTATTTATTACAAAATGGATAAATTGTTTGTATTGTTTTAAGATACGGCGAGCAATATATTTTATCAATTTTTCTATCTTTTAAGTGACCTACAATTTTATCTGCATTTTCAAGTCCCTGAATATCCAGTTGTGATGAAAAGGCATTGGGATCTATTTCAGAAAAATGAGTAAGAATATATATTTTCATTTTAATTATATATTCAAAAGTGCTTAAATTGTTTAATTTATCTTCTTTTCATAAATGCGATACAACAACTAGTTCCTACTTGAGCTGCGACATTGATATCAATTTCTCCTCTTGTAGCCCCAACAATCAAATCAATAGTATTACCTACTGTACCGTTATCTACCATATCCAAAAGGAATTTTTCCTTTTCATCTGTAATTGGAGCGGATACAATTACATCACGAAGTAATTTTACACACAATGTTTTCTGAGCTTCTCCCTTAAGTTCGGTTGCTTCCACAACCTCCATGGTGAACTTTAAAATTGTCATTATATTTTCGGCATTAACTTCGATATCGCCCATTTTATTACGTAAATTTTGCATAGCGAAAACTGCTATTCCTGAATTAGAAGCCATTATAGAGTACTCGCAGAAAAAAAAATTTAAAAAATTGAATCTTTTAAAATACTAATTAAAGTAACAAGAACATAATCACTTTAATATAACTAATAATGTCTGCCTTTGAAGCGTATGATTTCACAATTCCGGATAATGACGGTATTTTACGAGAGGATAAAAATGGAGCCCTTTGTATTTGCATTTGTCTTTATGGAAATTATAAATGGGAACCACTTGCAGAACTTAGCAGTGGTTCTTGGATGAATTACAGGTGTAAAATTCGCGAGGGGTTGGATCGCATACGAAAACGAACGCAAAAAAATAAAAGAGACTTGCTAAAAATTCAGAAAATGAATGAAACAAGTCTCCTATTTGATTCTCTATATGAGAAACTTTCATTTGATCAAAAAAAAGCGTTCCTAAAAGAAAATAAAGACACGTGGTTGGGGAGAGCAACGTGTACTGCTTGTTTAGGTAGATGTAATGATAAAACGCAGTGTTTGCATTCTGATTGTCCAGGGATGTGTAGTAAATGCGCTAAGAATTTAGAATCTTGCGAAAATTGTCCAGCGTGTATGAAAAAACAAGTGATAACATGTCCTATTTGTCAAGAAGATAAAAAAGCTCACGAGCTATCTCGATCTGCAACTTGTTCACACAGCGTTTGTTGGAAATGTTATGGCTTGGCTTTTCAAGCAGGTCACCCCATCGAAAAGTGCCCTCTCTGTCGAGCGGTATTTACAGAAAGAAAAAATCCAAATTCATATGCTGACTCGTCTGATGGATCAGATTATGACACTGACGATTTGGAAAATGAATTTGATGAATTTGATGAGGATCTTAGTCAAGATCTTATTGAAATTTTGGAACAAACATCTCCAGATGATACACTTCATACAGTAATGGGTCGAGGTACTGGCATTGCCTCTGCAATTAATAATACGCTTATTTCACAAGAAGAAATTAGTTTGATTCTTGCAGCTTCCGTTGATTCCGATGATGAACGACAGTTGCGACAACAAATAGCAATGAATCTTTCCAACGGCGTTCTCAGCGTTTAAACACTTACCTTCTCTACTAAAATTATTGGGCTTATATTTAATTTATCTGCCAAACTTCTTTTTTGTTTTCTTATTTTCCAAGACACTCGACTTTTCTTATTTTTAAGAGCCACATGTTCTTTTATAATATCATTTTTAGTAACAGTTATACCATCAATAATTATTTCAGTCTTTTTAAAATCTTTTAATTGCTTTCGTAAATCAACTAATTTTTGTTCATTTTTTTTGATAAGTTCTATACCTTTTACAAGATCTTTGGGAGCATCTTTCTTTCTTGATAACCTACGCAAAACTTTATAGCGTTCAAATGGATAATTCCAACGCGATCGCTGATCATTTGGGTGTCCATTAAAAGGTCCTGTATTATTACAAAGTGGACATTTTGAATTTGCTTGTCTGAACCAATGCATGATACAATTTTGATGAAAAGTATGACCACATTCAGGTAATGAATAAGTTACACTACCAGAACAATCTAATTCTGAATAACATATAATACATAAATCTGCTTCTTCAGTCATTATAATAATAATCCCCACGATTCTTTTAATAAGTTATAAAAATTAAATTGTATATACAACCCATTTAAAGGATTGGTGCTTTTATATAGTGTGAACCACACAGCAACCAAAACAAACTAAATAGAATTAACGGTTCCAGCAACTAGTCAAAATACAGCAATCAACCCAAACATGTAAATAGTTTTGTACAAGTGGTAAAGAGTGAGAGAGTCTTTACAAGGAACGGAGGGGTACGAAAACTGACAATCTTGAAAAGTGAGATGACAAAGAGGATAGACTCTTGACTATCGGGACAGACGAGACCTTTTGACAGCATATTATTTTATTTGTGAGGCATAAATAGTTATGGAAATAAAATAATGATGAATGGAGTGTGTATAGGGAGTAGCGTATAAGGGAGTAGCGTATTTGGGAGTAGCGTATTTGGGAGTAGCGTATTTGGGAGTAGTCGTAGAGAGGAGTGTGTATTGGGAGTAGCGTATAAGGGAGTAGCCGTAGAGAGGAGTGTGTATTGGGAGTAGCGTATAGGGAGTAGCGTATAGGGAGTAGCCGTAGCCGTATAAGCCTAGATTCAAAAGGAAATCTAGAGCAAAGGATATATAAATAAAGTTTATATATTTATAAAAATGGTTGGTAACAGCAAACAATTTCTTATTTAATAAGACCATGTATATATTCAAACCTGTAACTCTGCCGGACATAGCTCAGATGGTAGAGCGATCGACTGTAGATCGATTGGTCCTGTGTTCAACTCACAGTGTCCGGAAAATGATCTGTCAAGAGGATTAAATGCCTCAACTGGTCGCCATAGCACCTTTGGTGTAGTGGTAACATATTTCCCTTCCAAGGAAGTGCCCCGGTTTCGATTACCGGAAGGTGCAAAAATGGTTTCACACAGCAAATATTTCATTGCATTATTAGCACGAGGTCGCAGGATCGAAACCTGCCCTTTGCGTAAGCGAAGGTAGCTCAGAGGAAGAGCGCGTAGAACCCCATGAAACCAGTAATTATATTTTTTATTACTGGCTTCATTCAAAAACTTATTTAAATAAAACAGATTACTATTATATATGTCAAATAGAGTTCCAAATCCATTAGTAGTAGCTGGAATCACAGGTGTAACTACGTCCGCAGCAGTTTTAATAGGTTGGTGTTTATCCGCGACCACCAGACCTGATTTTATAGTTGATTGGAGAGATGTATGGATAACTGGTAGTTTAGGTGCAATGATTGGTGCTCGCTGGAGTGTGACGGGTAGACCATGGTTTGGATCAAATTATTAATAAATTATATAGAAATAACAATTTATATAATTTATATGACGCAACACCGCATAACATTAATTGTGAATGATTTAGAATTAATAAACACACAAAAAAGAGCACTAAGAAAAAGATCAGAGGATTATCTTCTGTATCGCCTTAGAACGTATTATAATTCTCGAAAAAAGAATCAAATTATAAAGTATGCCAACACTAAGAAAAGTATATCTTTATGAAGAAACGCATCTACCACAAAAAGGATGGTTACAAGGATGTATGATATGCGGGGTTATAACAAGTCATTTATTACTTTTTAAAACCAAATTTGATGAAAAAAAAGAAATGAAATACGAAATTTATACCTATATTTGTCCTAACTGTAAAAAAAATTTAAAGAATAAAGAAGCATTAAATAAATATACCATAACCTCTAATAAAATGTTAAATGATAATGATGAATCATTGTCCAGTTGAGCCAAATCCGCCTTCTCCACGCCTTGTTTCATTTAGCTCATTTACAAATTCGACTTTAAAAGGCATGAGATCATTACTACAAGCTTGTACCAATCGCCATCCTTTTTCAATTTTAAAAGGCTTGTTTCGAATATTGTCTAGAGCTATACCCAATTCCCCTCGATAACCCGCATCAATAATACCAGTACAGTTTGCCAGACGAATAGGCTTATTTTTCCATATTGAACTACGAGGATGAATGGTGTATGGTCTAGAAATTTCGGAACTACCATTTGGATAGCTTGCCAATTTAATACCTAGAGGGATAAATAGTGTGGTATTGGCACCGACATACCAATTCCCATCTTCAGTACTACTTGGGGGTACAAATAAATCAAATCCTGAATCAATCTCATCAATTCTAGATTCAAGAAATTCTTTATTTCTTTTTTCTATTTTTTTAGCATATAATGGTTTTAGGAATTCATGATTACGCAACAGTACAAGTTTCCAGGTCATTTGTATGAAATTATATTACTATGTTTTTAAGATAGTATTATAATCAATTTTTATTAACATGACGCCGTTCGCAGACAAGCAACTTTTTGTTTAGTAAACAAGGTTAATGATCCTCTACATTTTCCAGTCGCCATAGGTCGTGGATAGCAGTATCGATTCTTTCTTCTTTTTTGATTATCGCATTCAACCGAGTTTTTGCAATTTTTACATCCTGTAGCATCAGGACCATGTTTACAATCTACCACATCAGGCTTACATTCACACAAGAATGCGTTTTGTTTTCTCTTTGCTATTTGATCACTTGCACTATTATTAATGGTTAAACTTTTTGTAGTATTGCACCAATTCTTATTGATTCTAGTATATCCTAATCTACTTTTAATGGGTAATGTTTTAGTACATTGCGCACTTTGTGTAAGTGGGTTGGCACCTTTTACCGTCTCATATTGACAAGTTACAGGATTATACCATGAACAAACTGGTTTGGCATTTATTCTATTTGAAATAAGAGTTTCTCCCAGATAAACGGGATTTCTTTTAATTAAACCATTTGCGCATCTTATAGTAGATTGCCTACGGTGCTCTGTAATTGTACTTGCTGCAATATTTGGATGCTGTTTCCAAGTGTTTGGATTTTTATCAGGATTCACATAAGGCTGAGTTTCGCCATATTTCGTATCATAACATTTTGGATCACAGCAGGGTTTTCCACCAGGACGATAGGCTCCAGATGCCTTTCTATTAATATATGTGCGATATGACATTTGTGGAGCCGGCTGACTCATACCTCCATACCAACATTCCCCACAATCTTCTCTGCGCTTCTTTGTAACAATTTTATCCGCAGTACAACATGTTCCGGCTTGACCGGTATTACAATTACCAGAGCAACACCCTTTACAAGAACACCCGACGCCCTGCTTGCAATTTGAACCCCGCTGTTTATATGACATACCTGATAGACCAATTCCTCCTCCGCGACCAGTCATATTTAAAACAAATCCTACGCTTCGACCCTGCTGACCATTGCGACTTCTACCATTACCACATGTAGTTGATTTTAATCTTTGTTTTGTTTTTGTTTTTCTTGCTAATACGGCTAGACTCATATAGATTATCTAAAGAAATTAAATAATTAAATAAAATCTATCACTAGGATCCTTTTCAAGCATCCTCATCAATGCCCAATACAGTTTACTAGTATAAATAGGAGCCATAATAACATTCTTATTATCTTCTGTTATCTTATCATCTAACATGCAGAATACAACCATTGATGCTAGACTATAAAATCCAGACTTATAACTAATTGAAGTCGGTATTTGTTTGATATCATTTAGTTCTGGAGAGAAAAACAAAGATTTTTTATAAGGTTCATCAATGTCTAGTTTATTATTTTTAATATCCAATAGTTTACTATCATTTAAATAAAAAAAGTGTTTTTCATCAACAACAATAATATCATTAATATCCATAAATGGTATTCCCATATAGAATCTTTCTAAAGATTGCAGTTGGTTCCCAAGATCAAAAAGCATTTCAATACTGTTATCATAAGATAAACGATTCCTCTTTTCCTTTAAAAAAGATGCCAATGATTTAATACTTTCGGCTTTAATAGTGAATTGTTTGTAACCGTTGTCTTTTACTTTTGTTTGTTTTATAATTTTCAATAAAGGATAGGGGAAATTAATCCAAAACTTCTTAGTAGCACCCTCCCAATTTACTGTCAAATTCCATGTATCCTTGCCTTTTTTTTCTAATTTTGTTTGATTATTATGATATACAATTCGCATTTATATATTATGATATGACAAATTTTTATATCTTACGATGACCCTAATCTTCTCCCTATACCCGGAAATCGTTCAAGATGATTCATTGTTCTAAATTCATTTAATTCTTGTGAAACTACTGTATTTTGCACAGTAGGTGGTGACGGAATTCTTTCCTCTACCTTAGATTCCTCATCAATCATATCAAGAGGTTTTTCAAAATCAACATTAATATCGCAATTTGTAGTCTGAATCGTATGAGTGGGGTTACATTCAACCACTTCAATATGATATTCAATATCCAAGTATTTAATAATGATAACCTCATTCTTAGATAAAATAGGGTAGTTTTTACTTATAAATCTCTCCAAAATAGCCTTAGGATCCTCCAATTCAATAAAAGCTTTCTCGTACGGTTTGATCTTAATATAAGTTCCCGACTCTACATCTTTAATTTGCTTTATTATTGCTGGCTCGCCATCATTCAAATGAAGACGTTCAATCATAGCGTGTGGAAGGAAACAAATGCCCGGCGAATCGTTATATTCATGAACCCCAACAAATATTTCCTTGCAATTTCTAGGATTCATCACGCTAAAATAAACCGTACCATTTTCAATATCAAGGTCAGGAAGCATAGAAGATGGAAGCAAAATCTTATTTCCATATTCTAATTTATTAGCCATGTTATGCTCGCTAAAAACCATGCTGTATGCATTGAGAGTAAATTCCATTGCGTGTGTTTAAATGTTTAATAAGTATAAGATTTATATCAATTTTTTCGAGTATCTACTAGCC